CCACGACCCGAGAGGCTGCTGCCCGAGAGCGTGGGAGCGTTGGCCCAACTCGAGAAACGCGAACCAGCGTTCGCACCATCGTTCCAGCCACCCCCAAAGACCGCAGCATTAGGTAGTTGATATGTAGAGCCTCTACCATTGGTATTTGCCGCCCAAGATGCCCCAGCGGCGCCACCCCCAAAATCTCTACCCCAAACGGCCATAACCCCTGTGGACTGCATAATCCCCCATTTTGAGGTATAGCTGGCGTTTAATTGGGTTGTGTTTTGATCAGCACCAATAGAACTTGCTTCTGTCGTACCAAAAGCTAATGCTGCATACTCTTGATAACTAGCCAATCTCTTGTCAAAGGCAGTAAGCACTTCACTTGCTTCCCACCAGTTCAGTGAGGCGTAAGCGGCACTACCATCACCCCCAAAAGCGAGGGGTTTTTTAGGTGGACTAGCGCCATCGGCGATGGTTACTCCGTACTTACTGGTGCCGTTGGCGTCGGTATCAGTATTTAATAGATAAATGTCAGACCAAAAGCTATTAGCAATTAAAGCCATGCCACGCGGATCGGCGCATCGAGGTCTAAATTTTAAATCCCAAAAACTATAGGGGTTGATCGCCGGCGTTGTGTTACCGCCTGAGTTGGCAGTAGCGTTGCCGCCAGGCGCATAGTGGAAACCGCCGATTTTTCGACTTGTAGTTCTGATATATCCAACTGGTATAGTGTAATTAGCATCTGCTCTAATCGTGTTATCGGTACAGGCATAGATAGCGTAATCAGTCCCTGCAATTAAGGTCGGCATAACAATGTTAATACCGGCTGGAAAATTATAAATGTTTAAGTTTATATCTAAAGAAACAACGCATTGGGTAGTCGCAGTCATACCCCCTGTCGCTACAAATGCAACAGCAGCATAGTTACTTTTGTTAAATACATTAGTATTACCATTTGGCGACAGGCTATTGCTAAGATTATAGCCATTGAGAGCCATCTCTAGATGCTCTTTATCATGATCTGATAATTTCACTTAAGCCTCCTTTAGAATGGCTTCTAACCAACGCCTTCCGTCTGGATTGTTGTCAGCTAACACCGCAAAGGGATAAGCTAAACCAAATGATTTAACAATCTTAGTCGCCTTACTACCGTTTGAGTCCACATACTCTTGCGTCGTAATGTTAAAAGGTCTTGCTCTTGCTAAGACTTCTAAAAACATGCGCTTAACAAACACCGGTACGCCACGCTCAAAGAATTGATTAATACCGTTCACTGATGTTTGAATAAATTGCTCTGCATTGGGGCGCTGGTCTTCTAGTACCTTCACTTCTACCAGTTCTTCAAAAAAGGCAGTGCGTTTGGCTACTTCATCGTAGTCTGGCGTGTCTACGGTTTCAAATTCGTCTTGAAATGCGCTACGGTCAACATGACCTGTCATAGGGATTTCGTGTGATTGCTCTTGACCTACTTTAAGATCGCGGGTGTCGCTGGTATTTTTATTGATAGCCATAAATATCCTTAAAAAGCGCGACTAACACTATAGCCGCGCAATGGTTAGGTTTACGCAGTTAATAGAGGGCGTAAAGGTAAGGTAGAAATATCATACGATGCTGTCGTGATATTGGTTGCGTTCCAGTTAGTCGCACCGAAGGTAAATAGTGGAGTCGCAGACGCTGTTGTCGCTGTAGCAGGTAGATTTTTTACGGTGAAGTAATTAACCGGTACCAAATAATCAGGGATATCAGGAAAGGTTAATTCACCGGGTGAGGCATTACCGCCGACTGAAGTCACTGTGCCAATAATAGACCCGTTAAAGTCATAATTGACCGTAGGTCCAACAACGGACACTAAGGTAATCGTTGCCCCTGATGTCCTCGGGGCTACAGCGACACCACCCAGCATATATGCCAAGCAGTTGACCATAATAGCGCCCTGACCATAAGACGTGACTAAGCCATTGGTTGCTGTGTAAATACCTGACAACAATATGGGTGCTGTTAAGAAGGGGAAGTTTGTGACCGCAACACCATTGTTATTAACTAAAGCTAAAGCCTTAGCGCCCGTTGCTAATGCGACAAAAAAGCCATTCAAGATAGCGCTTAACGCTGTTGCTATAGTAATAGTCGTCGCAGCTGCTGTCGCTGTAAGGCCGCCCGAACTTGGGTTAATATTTAACCCATAAATGTCTGATTTTAAAGCCATGATTGTTCCTTAAGGTTGAGTACAAATAGTGGTGAGTAATGTAGCGGCTGCCACATCTGCACCTAAAGATGATACGTTGTTAGCGGGGATCGCTGTTGCAATAGCGGTACCGACAGGGGCTACTGCGCCCGCTGCGGTTGCGGCTATTGATAGGGCATCCAGTCTTGCGCAAACTACATTGTGTTGAGCCATGACATTAGCTAAATCTACTTGCATTGCTGCTAGTAAAAGCTGTAATGCTCTTTGCTCGTGGGGCTCACGCATGGTTTTAATGCGACTTTGCACTGATTGCTGTGGATTAGTCGCTGATACTAATGCTGCCATGTTAAATCTCCAAAATGCGCCCCTACAGTAGCAGAGGCGCTATTGATTAAAGGGCTGTTACGCCAGCTTCTAATACAGCAATCCAGCCTTGATTTAACACCCCTGAGGTATGCCAAAACTTAGCGCCGATATAGCCCCGTTGACCGCCTGGATCATTCTTGTCTTTTGCACCCGGTGGTAAAAAGATAGGCTCGATTGCTGCTGAGCCACGCAAGCTCACTTGAGCAAAAGCATCTTTGCTTAAGAAGATGAAAGGGTAAATATCAATGTTGACCCCACCGATAGAAGATAAGCCTGTAGTGCCGATAGCTGCACCACCGGCAAGAACGGGTTGCAACTCAGGTGATACTACAAAGCGTACGCGTTGCCATGTGCCTAATTCGTATTCACTGATGACTTTACGTTGACCGTATGCCGCCACTTCACGAAAGCCCGGTAAACGTCTAATGTCATATTCAGCATCGGTATGTACATAACATACATAAGCCGCTTCCACTGAAGTGGTGCCGAAGTCGGTCGAAGGTGAAAGAATCTTAGTGATGACTTGGCCATGATTAGCCAATAAAGAACGGACAACTTTTGATACGTAACGCTCAGCAACAGTCGTATTAACGCCTGAGCGTGAGGTTGCCCCAGACCCTGCATAGAACTTGTTAGTGCTTGATTTCATCTGACCATAAATAGCCATTTCGCGCACCAAGCCCATGCGTTCGCCAGTTTGTTCTTTCATGGCTTCGGCTACGTCATCTTCATAAAGATCAAAGTCTTTATCAGTCAACGCATATAGCGCCATGTATTGATTCAACTGTAGCGTGACATCGCGCGGCACAATCGTATCGGCAGCAGGGGTAATACCCTCTTGCGTGATATGAGATGCTGCGAAAGTGTCGCCTGTTAAGCCAGTACCAAAGAATGAGTTAGGTGCCGAAACTGTACCGCCGAAGGGCACCCATGAACGTACTACTAAAGTATCAGACTTGTTTTTAGGCATGTCTAAGTTTTGGATGGCAGGGGTTAAGACTTCGGTGTGTTTGGCGTGCGCCATAATTTCACCGGCCATCTTACCCAACCGTGCCGCTTGTTGGTCAAAATTCTGAATAGCCATTGCTAATCCTTATAATATTTGTTACCTGTGTCATCCAGCGTACCGGATAAGCACAACAATTAAGCAAACCGTTTCATACGGTCTACTGGTTATTTTCTTGCGTTTTGATAGCCTTGGTTAAAAGCATCTTCATAAGAAGGATTAGCTTGTTTGCTATGACGACCGCCGCCTGATGCCAGTGGAAGTGCATTTTCAAGTCTATTTTGCTTCTTATCGACTGAGGCTAATAATTTACCATGCCAAATTTTAAATTCATTTAAAGCGTGAGTAACATCCTCGCTTTTATACGATGATGAGATAACCTCTTGTGATCTTGTATCTAAAGAGTGGTACCAGTTACTAAACTCTTGTGAGCCTTTAATCTCACGCCAGTCTGGATGTACGATACTGACTAACTTTTCTTCAAAGTCATTTTTAATCTGGCTGATGTCTGAGTTATAGCGTTGCTCATCGATGCCCGACGGTATGTTCTGACTAGATCCTAACTGTAGCTGTGCTAGATCATTTGCTAAAGCCGTCCCTATATCTGAGTCACCAAAGTATTCGTTCAGTGCTTTAAAAGAGTCGGGTGTTAGGGTAGGAGCTGCTACGTGTTGTGATCGTTCTTGTTGCAACTGCCTAAACTGTTGCTCTAAGTTACCCATACGCCCAAAGGCGGTATCATGGGTTTTAGTGAGACGCTCCTCTAGTTCATCAACGCGCTTAGCTCTCGCTAATACAGCCTTTAATTCATCGTCAGTAACACCGGCAACAAGATTAGCGGGTGCAACATCAATTTCTATTTCGGTTTCATCAGCAGTGGCTAATTCAAAACTTTTCGCATAAATATCGTCGCTAGTCGGCGCTTCTAATACGTCGGCCTCGTCAAAATTTGATTGCGATTTGAATAAATCATGGTCAGTAGTCATTATCTTTACCTTTTACAAGCACACAGCGCACCGGATGTCTTGTGAGTTATCAAACTGATTTCAATACCAGCCTGAGTTATAGATTGATGGCGGTTACGTCATCGGTATATAGTATTTGGTGCTATTGCTGCTGACAGTTGCTGACTGGCTTCTACCTTGATCGTCAGTATCAGCCGCAGCTGTTTAATGCGTCCACGAATAACAGCAGTTTCATCCGCAGTTAAAGAGGTTTTTTCAAGTGATCTATGGCATTCTTGCAGTGACTCACGAAGATGGGTCGCCAATTTGTTCCATAAAGCACTGTCTTTTTCAGATTCGGTGAGTATCATTTAATTAACTAGGTTTAGTAGGTGCTATTTTAACATAAATAGAAAGTGTGTTTTTTGGGGCTATTTCTTACCTGTAACCATATATGACTTGAGTCCTTCAAGTAGCTTTGATTGATCTGGGGTGTACATCATAGCTGCTACTTTATCAGCAGGCCATTGCTCAACAACATGACCACGCATAGCAGAATCAACAGCGTTTCTTATGCTATCAGACTCTGACATCCCCCTATCTTTACTAAATGAATAATCTCTTGCTATAGCTTTCAACTTATTTAGTTGCTCTGGGTTGTTAACTATTGATTGCCCTAGCTTGGTTCTTACTTCATGAGCATAGTTATCGTGATGAAGCGTATCACCCGCTATATCTTTAATGCCCACTTCGTCAACTCTAGTGACTTCTAAGCCATGCTTATCAATCGGCAACTCTTTTGGCCTGACCGCACCTACATAACCTGTTTCACCTTTAGGCCATGCTTCTAAGTAACTGCCACCCAATTGTTTAGTTCGATTAGCGACTGCTAAGGTATCTTTTGGTATAAATTTGTATTGAGACTTTGCGTTATTAAGCACTGATTGTACTTTCTGATTATCTGCCTCTTGCTGCATTCCGGCACTAATAATAGGCTGCTCAGGTATAGGTGCTATTGCTTCACTGACTAACATGCCTTTTTTACTCATAACTCATACGCTTGACCATCAGGCGCATGCCCTGCTGGCTCCACTAAAGGCGTTGACGCTTGCATAGACTTCTCATGATTATGGTCTAGCAACTGCGTAGCTCGTTCGTGTGCTTGGGTGTTAGCGGTATTGCCTGCATCGACTTGTAGGGCTTGATTAGACAGCGATTGCTGTACGTTCAACTTCATAGAGGTCGCAGCTAACTGTGCTTTTATGTCGGCTAATGACTGTTTGCTACTTTCGGATAGCTTCATGATCTCAATCTGATACTGCACTTGTGCTAAGGCCATCTTATTATCGTGGTCTTGTTGGGCTAAGTGTAGTTTTAATGACATTTCGCCTTGCGCTTCTTTAACCTTGGCATCTGTCTCTTGTTGCCAGCTTTGTTGTTTAAGCTGTTCAACTTGCATAGATGACTGAGCATTGCCTTGCGCTATTTTCTCAGCGCTACTGGCTCTAAGTTGGGCAATTTGCATAGCGGGGTCTTGCGGTGGGTTCTTTTGTGCTGCTTCTTTCATTTGTTTAATATCTTGTTCTGAAAATCTAACCCGTTCAGGGCTGATTTTATTCATCTTAAGAATTTCTGACATCAACTTATCAGGATCAAGATTAAAGGCTGGGTTCTGCGCCATCGGCAATAAAGTCATGATGGCCTGATTCTGTGCATCTCGCTCGTAAAAGGCTGATGAGCCTAGCGATATAATGTTCATATCACCTTTCATGGCATCATCCTTGCCATAGAGTAGCAGCCATTCATAGTAGCGCGTGATGTGCGGCTCTGTGACATCGTCATCGGATATTTTAGCAATACGTCTAAGCACACTAGAGGCATTGCGGTCGAGTATGGTCATACCACCTACGGTTTCAGTCGCGCTGCCTTGATTGCCTTGCATGAGTAATGGCATAGAGGTTGCGCGTTCTGCAAACTCCATGCCCATCTTAATGATAGCGCCCATTTCGGCTTGCATCATGGGGATTTGTACGGCGGCAAAAGCTCTCTGTACATCCTGGACATCAGCATCATCATTGATACCCCACAACTTCATCGGAGTGATCGACCATTGCCCATCCATAGGATAGATCACAGAGGTATTGATAATCATTTGTGGGCCAGCGGCGACACCGGCATTATCTAGCATGTTTCTAGAGGCCGCATTCACCATACGCTGACTCGTACGTGTTTGTCTTGATACACCCAAGCCTGCCCAGTGATCGACTCTACGCTGCCAGACCATGACATCGTAAGGAAATTCACCAGACTCTAAGACCGATAAACCGGCTTTAATGACTCTATCTTCGACCATGGCGACAACAACAGGTATCTGGTCGCCATCCTCACAGTCACAACCTGAGGCTTGCATATCATCACTATCCGCATTGCCGTAGTAATACCAGATGTCGAACTTATCTGTGTCTAAGGTCTTACCTTTAGAGTCGATGTTCTTTTTGTTTGGCCCCGCTTGCAATAATTCTTTAATCTCTGATTCAATGTAGCCATCAACCCCGATCATTTCTCTAAGCTGCCTTGCTGAGATAGTATCTTGTTCAAAGACATAATCGCCATCATGTATAGACTGTCCACAAGAAGGATCAGGATATAAATTCCAGACGTCGATTTGCTTAGAGGTAGGCTTGATTTCCACATCGATGACCATCTTGATTTCGCCTTGATTGCGATCAACTTTGCGCTTGATAGACTTTGACGGGAAGGGCCCCTTAATAACACCTGAACCGATACGTGCCGCTTGCTCGATGACCTTGCGCATTTCAGAGTGCCAGTTAGATTCAACTAGCCAGTCCCATATTTGGGTTTCGGCGGCAGCGGCTTTAGTATCCATCTCTAGCATCATCGCTTGTGCAGCTTGTGCTACAGTCGCTTGACCGTCAGGCATGTGACTATGATCATCCGCTGACTTAACAACATCTGGCAAGGGTGTAGGTTGAATAGAGAAAGGCTTGTCATCTGTAGGTAGCAACATATCCGCGACACGGCTTGATGCCATATCAACATAGGGCTGAGTGATATTGACAAAGACTGTTGACCTTGAGGATTTGCTAGCACTATCACTACGCGAGTAATATGGAGATCCGGTTAAGCTTGCAGGCTTAAGCATAGACTCGCCACGATTGACTTCGTCTATACCATCGTAGTATTCATCATCTTCACGCCAGATATCTTCAATGCCTGATGACTTGCGCCCGTCTACCGCCTCTTTACGCTTAGCGACTAACCCTTGAGCAAAGGCTTTGAGTTGTGTTAAGCGCTGCATCTCATTATGCTGAGAATGTTCGGGGTCAAGCTCCTGTACTGCCAGCTCAAGTTCTAGTTCGTCTAAGTTTGGTCTGTTGTTGCTATTCATTAATAACCCATTCCGTATACCGTTGTTTCAAATCGCGGCACTGTTACTTTTTTGCGCTGTTCTTTCATATTTCTAATGCCCTCGCACATATAGCGTATTGCGTCGATGATGTGATTGTTCTTATCTTCAAACATCGGCAGGATGTTATTAGTGAGTGAGTCGATCTTGAATGAATAGAGTGTGAGTTCTTCGATGGTCTTTTCACAGCGTGGATGCACAACGATGTCAAAAGACTTTAGAAACTCCACGCCATCTTCCACACTGCCTGCACCCTTCTTAGCTGCATTGATTTTAGGAAAGCCATGCTTCTGCATATAGCTAATCGTTTCGGGTCTGGCACAATCGGCGGTGATAAACCACTTGTCTGATTCCGGTACACGTCTAAATAAGTCCGGTGTATTCACGATCTCACAGCCTATCATATAAGCCTCGTAGTCGATAAACAGCGTATTGCCTTGTATTGAGCCACGCACTAAAGTCGTGGGGTCATTAGCAAAACCCCAGTCAGCGCCCAGTCTAAACACCGTGCCGACTGGCCGTTCAAAGTCTTGCACCGTCCAATTCTTAAAGACTCTAGCCTCACTGCTGGTCTTGTACTTACCGCACCAGGTGTTTTGATATTTTTCAGGGTCACGCTTACGATCTCTAAGCATGTCCTTTCTTAGTTCATCAGTGAACCACGGATTATCCTGATAGTTAGCCTCGACCATAATAAAATCAGGGTCATCTAAGTTTTCAAGAAAGAATCTATCGATGGGGTCAGTAGCAAGATCAGGGTTCCAACTGGCCCAGACTTCTGACCCTGTTGTTCTAAAGGTCGGTGTGGCTAAGTCTAGTGACTTATGACTAATAGTTTGCGCTTCTTCCAGCCAAAGCCGGTTAAATCCTTCTAATGACTTAATGCTAGTGACGGTGTGATTCTGTAGCCCTTTAAATATAATTAGGCTATCATTCGGGCCGGTGATTTCTTTATCAGTGATTCTAAACTCACTGTCCCAGCCGAAGTTGTGTATCTTGTCTTCTAGCAGCTGCTTCACTGAATCTTTGATAGAGTTTTGAACCTCACGACCGCAGCAGGCCCTAATATGTTGGGTGTAACATTCCTCAATCAATAGCTCAGCTAAAAAATGCGACTTACCACCGCCACGACCGCCTTTAACCCCTTTAAATCTTTTAGGAGGGATCAGCGGCAAGAATACCGGAGCAGTCTTAACAGTCATTACGCCATCAACAATCTCAATCATGTTCAATGTAATCAGGATAGACTACTGAGCGGCGTATCTCTTTAATAGCTGACTTATTATCGCCGTTATTGATTTGTATAGATGTATCCGGTGCTTTGCCTAACACATTCTCGCGGCCTTTATTAATCGTGTCAGCTCTAGCTCTAAAATCATTATGGTTTTCACAGGGCATAGCCATGGCTTCTTTGACATTCTGAGCCGCTGCATTACCAAAAAACATGTGGGCTTTAGTAGCATCAGTAACAAGTTCATCGTGAACAGCTAATTCTGTTCCGTTTAAAGTTCCTTTTGCCGCTGAAACCCTGATTGCATCTAGCACTAACTGTTCTTTTTGTGTTCCTTTTGACCAGCCGTCAGCATTAGATTTTCTGCTTAATGCTGACTTACTAATGCCCGTCTTTTTTACAACATCACTGAGCGACAAACCAGCTTCAAAGTAGGCTTTAGCTTTCTTCCATTCTGCCGCTGTCGTCTTGATGTTAGCCATCTTACTTAGCCGCCAATCGTCGAGTTGTCTTCTTCAATATCTATTTCAATATCTAGTTTTAACGATGGAATAGCTGAATAAGTTGTGCCGCCCAAGTTGATACAGATATAGTCATTGATACCTCGCAAGATAATCGGCTTAACGTCCATCGTGCCACCAAAATTCCAACAGACTGGAATTGCGGGAACCGCGCCGCTATTACCGCAGATTAACTGCTGACATCCCAATAAACCGTTACCGGCTCCATATATCGTACCAACTGTAGGGCTTGCCGTATAAAAACTAACTGCAGCGGTTGCTACACCATCTAAAATATCATGCGGTGTGCCGATGAGTGCTGTTGATGTTCCCCCTACAGGTGCTGTTGAGCGCCTAATAATAGAGGCACTCAGGACACTTGCTAATGACGACTCGGCTGAAATAATAATAGATTGAATCTTAAGTGTCTTTGTCGCGCTGCCCCTAATAATTAATACATCAGTAGGCTGGGATGCAGGAACAAAAGCTTGTTGAGCATAAGACCACACAGCGGTATTGCTCCACGAGGTCATTTTAGCTGAGCCTTGAACGCCTTGTAGTACGCTATGTTCAAGTGCCGCTATGCCGTCTAGCTGTATAGACTCCATTATTGACCGCCTTGCAAACTGCCAGGGTTATTCTTTGCCATTCCAGCATCAAATCCGCCCTGATAAGCAGAAGGTGTTTTATCGGCTGACAATATAGCGGCGGCCATCTTTAAAGCGCTGATTAAATCGGGAGCTGGTTGCCCTTGCGTGCCATCTGTATCAGCGTCAGCATCAGGAGTGGGGACAGCTGCAGGAGCTGCAGGAGGTGCATTAGGATCAACGGGCGCTGCGGGTACTTGACTTGCGTCTTGCATTGCATCGCCCTGAGCGACAGTAAAAGTGCCTTGATCCGTTTTAGAGATAGTTACGCTGATAGACATTGATTATTACCATTAAATAATTGAGCGCAATAGCTTCTATTGCCTGTTACGCGGAGGTGTGGCTTATTATAACACTATTTAATTAATCGAAAATTAGCCTCATATAGCGCACTCAACAGCATCTTGAAGTAATTGCGTAGCATATCGAATCACCTGTATTTTATTAATACTGCCCCAGTCTATGCGTGAACTAGCGGCTTTTAGATAGCCTCTTAAATATTCCACTTTTACAAAACTTTGATGTTCAGGTGGGACACTTGTACCGATATTATCTAAATATTCCATTTCTCTGTCAGTGGCCCAACCTATAAATTTAGGTTCATTTCTATCGATTAATCGTTGATTTTCATAGTTGCTATACATGTGTATTTTCCAGAAAATAAAAGCTATTAATTATCTTTATCCCAAACATCACGGCATTCAATGCAGCACCATCTAGGTAGCATGGCGTTACCCTTAACATACACCGCACTCACTGCATGACCACATGCTAGGCACAGGCCAGAGCCTTCAATCGATACATTACCCCTAGCTTTCTTAATCATCGCGTCTAGTAGTGTTTGCTGCTGTATGTCCGCTTGGTCGCATATATCAGCCATCAGCGATTCCTTTCAAGATCTTCTAGCTCTTTATTGAGATACCATCGAGCTTTCTGTAAGTCCTCTAGTTTGTTGCCTTTATGGTCTGCTCTTGCTATATATTTGATCGTATTACCAAGGCAATAAGATAGCTTCCATGCTCCTATAACTTCAATCGGTTGAATCGCACTTTGAGTGTAATGCGTTGGATGGTTTATGTTATCAATTTGCTTGTTCATATTATTCCTAGCATTTGTGAATTAATGATGTGCCTTTCAACCTCTCCGAAGTCTTTGTGCATAATTATTGCTTTCATGTCACGCCCTGATCGATAGCCTGCATTAGCTGCATAAGCATCAAGCGGCGCTAAGACTCTAAAGCTCTCTGTCTTACAGCCTGTGAACTCTTTAACACTGTCATGGTGTATATGACCTGTCCACCAATACCTATGCTCAGTGTCTCCCCAGTCTTTAGCCCTATCGGTTGCCATTATCATTGGCAGTTTTTCGCTCTTAACTTTGTCGCCGTGATGTGTGCCAATTAAGACTTTACCGAAACGGTAGTAATGAAAATGAGAAGGGGATCGATCTATAGTGACGCGGGGTTCATGTTCATAGAGGTTATGGAAACATTCCATAAGGAAGATTGAGCTTGACGGGTCGTGATTACCTATCTCAATAATGACATGAACCTTTTGATGCTTAAGTAAGCATTGAGCAATCATGTAGCGTAGGGTTTTGATGGCAGCCCTTACCATCTTAGGGAACCTGCTATCTGCATCGAGTAAGTTCTTATGGGCGGGTGTGACAGCCTCAAAGGAATCGTAGTGCATGAAGTCGCCAAGGATTGCGACTAAAGCAGTTTCAGCATGAGGTGCTGACTCAATCAGATAATCTATAGAGCCTCTGAGTAAGCTTTCTGCTATAGATAAATCATAATCATCACCCGTTTCCTCATGCCAACTTAGCATACCAAAATGATGATCACCCACTGGGTAGCAAGCTAATAAATTGTCATCAGTCAGCTCAGGTGGTTTAACTTTTTCTGATCTAGGTATTGCTTCTGCAAAACCTTCTAAGGCTTCTAAAAATATCGCCTCTTGACGCTCTTTATCGACTAAGGACTTAACCCATTGAATCTTAGCTGCCCCGGTCTCCATATCGTATAAAGTAGAAGTCCCTTTTAATTTGAGGCCATCTGGTAATGCGTGGACTAAACCATGGTCTGGCGACCAGCCCTGCATTGCCGCTTTATACTTAACGGCTTTGTAAGCTTTATTAACGGTTGTATGGTGTATGCCTAACTTAAGACCTGCTTTAAATTCGCTTCCTTCAGATTGTATAGCGCCTAGAATTTCTTTCTGTCGTACCGTTGCGTAATTCGATAGCGCGTTAATATCCACATTACTTTCCTCTAATTATGAACCATAAAATTGCAGGACTTGCGATGATTAAAAATAGGCTTAAAAATACTTTCACAAGCAATCTTTCAACAAAGTCGATCATCTTGCTTTTCCAATAGCTTGTTAGTTAATAGGTCAATCGGGTAATCTAACTCGCTGAATATGTCATACGTTTTCGGTATAGCCATTAAGTAACCATCCAGTCTTGATAACGCCTTTAAAATATTCAGGGTTTCTTCTCGTGTAAGTGTAATCAGTACCATTCCCATAACTCCCAAGTGTGACTACCGTTTGAAATCCCTAAAAAAATAGCTATTGATATATCTACCATCTAGCCGCCTCAAGCCATACCCAGATCATGAATAAAATGGTGGCGAAATAAATTAATGCGTCTAGTGTCATTTAATTTCTCTTATGGTTATGCCGTGCTTTTCAAGCATGAGCTTGCGTTTAATAATGTAATCTTTGGTTTTAAAACCTTTTACGTCCTCGATAACTATACTTCCGCCCTGTCTATATTGAAAATCTGCAATGTAGTAGCAC